CTTTTGCACCTGCCTTACGCATCTTTTCACCACTACCTGCAGCTATTCTTTTTTTCTTAGCTTGTATGTTTCTGTATAAACTCATTTAGTCAATCCTTTGTACTTTTCAAAACTGCGAAGTCCGCCCAATCCGAGCATGCCCATCAAAACAGTCATGAGTGAACCCATGTCAAAAGTTGGCAATTCTGGTATAACAACATTTAAATAAGCACACAAAAACAAAGTAACGGGTGCTAAGACAAAATGCCAACAAAGAGCAATTCCACATGTCCAACCAATAAAGGGGCGCCATCCGCTTACAAAGATTGATCTATGTTTTGCTTCTGTTTGATTTATAGCTAATTGCCCTTTTGCAAGTTCTTGAGCATGTGATTCGGCCATCGTTGCCACTTCATGTGCCAACTTGTTTTTCATGTCCTTATCTTCTATAAACTTACCAAGAAGATTAGATACTGGACCTATTAACGCTGTGAGCATTTACATTCCTTCCCTTTAAATCTGCTATCTATCCAAACTTTACCGTAATATAGAATAAATAACCAAAAGGTAAATAAAGCACCTTCTATATAGCTAAGATCATTCCAAGCGTCTAATACCATGTTTTCCATTAATATATCCTCACTTTATCTGGGTCTATCGTTGGAACTAACTTACACATACACTGATAAACCTCTTCTTTATTATTCTTCATAATAATTTGATTATGTAGTTTTTTCTTAAAACTAATACAATTATTAACATCTTTAAAATATATACCACCTTCTACCTGCAATCCCAAGTAACATACCAACATAAAAGCAGTCATTAAAAAGAACTTTGTGGTGTTCTAAATATTGATAGCTCTTGTATGCTTGCTACAATATGCAATCTATTTGCTGTTGCTGCGGTTGCCTTTAATATTTCTCCACTTTGTAAAACTAAATCTCTGGTTAATAATTCTATACTTGTATTAGCCGCTACAGCCTTTACTTTAAATAAACTAAATACATCACTTCCATTTGTAATAGTAAGTGTAATTGTATCTGCGTTACCACTATCTTCTGATACTATTATAGAGCTTATAACAGATGCATTAAAGTCAGCCTCTGTTGGCACGGTGTAAACTGTTGTTGCGTCAGTTGTTGTTAAATCAACTTTAGCGTTTGTTAAACCTTGAACATATTGTGGTATACTTGTTACTAACATTATCTTCTTCCATCTTGTACTACATTAACTAATGGTGTTCCTAGTTTAAATTTAGTGCCAAGAGCTGTTGACTCTATCCTTAATGAAAATGTTCTACCTCTAACTCTAAAATCTAATTTTTGTGTGTAAATCTCAACAGGACTTGTTGCTGATCTTTGCGATGATTTTGCATCTGAAGTTTGTGTAAATCCAGACCCTGAATGAGTTCTTGATTTAACAGTAAAATTAACACTAGGATTAGTTGCGGTTGATCCTGCAAAATTTACATCAGGAATTACAGTGCTTAGTGAAGCAAGTTTATCTCCTTCTCCCAAAGCCATAGGAGCAGATTCAACAAATGCAGTCATAGCACTACCGTCATCATCAAATCCCACTTCATGGTTATAAATTAATGTAGATCCAGTTGCTATTGGTAGAGTTCTAATTCCTCTGTCCAACCACGCATCTCTTGATAATGTTCCATTATACCAAACTTGTTCTGAAGTATTATAAATTACATAAGCATCTACTTCTGTCTGACCTGCTGTAGGATAAAACCATATAATTTCGTTAAACTCAGAATTAACACCTACATGAACTTTATCTTTCTCTGATATATTAATATCTAAAAATATCTTGTCTTTTATTGTGCATGGTAACTGAGAAGTTTGACCACCACTATAAGCATAAAATGTATCAATTCCCATCCAATAAACCGCATCACCACTTGCAATAGCTGAAAAAGGACTCATTATTGTTATATTTTTTGAAAGTTCTTGTATTCCAAATGTAAAAGGTGGGCCAATATATTTCATAGAATGTAATGTTTTATTTGTAAGAACTAATATTTCTTGCTTAGTTTCAACTGCTTGCACAAAAGAAGAGCCACCACCTAAACGCAAATCACCTGCTGTGTTTCTCGTTGTTGGAAACCAATCAATAGGATTTTCTTGACTGCTAAATCTAATCAATAAAGGATCTTGTACGCCATTACCTTGTGTCGCTGTTAATGTTGCTCCTAATCCATCACAACCAAAAGCTATTACATGACCATCTCTATCAGACACCATAATTTGTTTAGCAACTTGTGGGACACTTGTTTTTGTTCCACTAATTGTACTTAACTCAACTGCTCTTGTAGACAATCCATTGGTTCTATCCCAATAAAAAATACCACTATTTATAGCATTGATTATTAAATCTTCTCCAAAGTTATCATGTGACCATAGCCTTATTTGATTACCAGAAACTGTTACTGATGCAGAGCTTCCCCATCCAACAAAATCATCAGTAGCTACAGCATTACCTACAGCTAATCTAACTGTAGTGTTATCATCGTGTGCTACTGCGGTTGTGCCACTATGTCCACGCGCTACGGTCATGGTATCATCATCAGTGGTCGCAGATACTAACATCAATTCTTCTCCAACTAATATAACATCATTAGCTGTATTCATTCCTGTCTCATCATCAACATCAATAGCAGTTTCACTGTTATCCAATGCTTCATTTAATTGTGTGGTTAAAGCGCCATTAGTTAACCCGCCAAATTGACCAGCACCCCATCCTGTGCCTCCTACAGTGGTATCTGTGCCTGTATTAAGTTGAAAATTAGCAGTAACACTACCAGAGCCTTTTGCAAGTCCTGTAGCAGCAGAGCTTGCATTAGATCCTAAATTAATAGTAAATTTACTTGAATCTGTAATTGAAATAATTTGATGTTCTTTATTAAATAAACTTGCAGCTAACCCAGCTAACGCTGCGTCTGCAGCAGATATAGTTACAAAATCATTAGCATTAGCCCCATGATTTGTTAAATTTACTGTAACTACAGCAGAGGCATTAACTGTAGTAAATGTAATACCGCTTGTTATAGTAGATCTAATTGGAGTTATATCGTTAAATGTTGTGCCTTCTTCGATATAGTATTTTAAATGTGTTCCAATACCTAAATAATCAGATCCATCTAATGCTATCCAGTTATGCAATCTTCTAGCTTTACCCTGATATGTATTAGAACTAACCTTTGCCCATCCACCAATTTTTTCTGGAAAACCAAATCTAAATCTAATCTTATCTCCATCAATAAAACCTCCTTCATTACTATAAGCAGTTATATCTGATGATATTCCTGATTTAAATTGTAATTTAGTTAAAGGCATAATCTATCCTCTATTGAGCGTTACATGTTACATACACAGTATCAGGATCAAAAGCAGATCTTGCAGAATTTTCTGAAGCACTCGGTCTATGTGATCTTATCTGAACAGTTCCTGCTGCTTGAGCATGCACTGTTAATTCTCCTAAATTTCTGTTTGTTCCATCGTCATCACCTGTTGTTGCTTGTATAGAAAAATTTGCATTTGCAAAGTCTGTGTCCACAGCAATAGTGTAATCACCTGTTCCATTGTCTGTTACACCACTTACGTTTACTGACGCAGTATTTCCAAAACTAGCACCTGCTAACTTAATACTCATTCCTATAACAGCGACACTTCCTGCTAACTTTGCAGTAGTTACTTGTCCGTCTGCTATCATAGCCGTTTCTACAGCATTGTTTGCTATTGTAACTGCACCAGTGTTTGCAATAGTTACATCACCACTTACAGCAACTTCTTGATAACTTGTACCATCTGCCACTAATATTTTAGTATCAGTAACATCTGGCATAATTAATTGAGCGCCTAATGTAACATTACCAGTTAAAGTTGACGTACCAGATACGTCTAGATTTGCATTTATGTCTGCTGTTGTTCCATTAAACTCTAACTCTGTAGCATTTATCTCAACTTCATCTGTAGCATTTATATCTAAAACGGTAGCACTTGGAGCATTTATATTCTGAGACGCATCGTTAAACTGTAGCTGTCTTGTACTATTTAATAATAATCCAGTATCAGCTACATGAGTAAGGCTTACATCACTATCTGCACCAAAGTTTAATACTGCAGCATCGGAAGTTAATGATACATCGTCACCAACGGTTAAGTCTGTCCCTACTGTAAAGGCCGCAGGAGAGGAGGAGATACTTTGCTTTGTAACAGCTGCACCAGATCCGGCACCATCACAAAATATCCACGCTATTTCTCCTGCTGTTAAAACAGCATTTCCACCACTACCTTGAGATATATTTACAGTTTGATTTGTTCCGTTTTGTACTAAATGAACTTTGTCTGCATCCTCTGGAGCAAGTGTAAGAGTATGGGTTCCAGAAGGTGAACCCCCTAATACCAAGACTTTAGCACCTGAATCTGACACAGCTCCGTCTACAACAGTAAAAGTTTGTGATGTGCCTGATAAAGTAAGGGTTTTTACTCCATTTATAGAATTATCTATAATATCTAAGTTGTTGTTTGTGGTTGTACCCCAAGTTCCAGCTTGTTCACCAGAACCTATCTTTTCTATACCACCATTTGTATATGTACTAGCCATATTTACCTCACTGTATTTCTGTCCAAGACTCTGTACCCGAAGGTGTTATTTCTGTATAACTCTCTGTACCACTTGGAGTTATTGTTGAATATGTTTCTGCCGTTGCACTTGCGTTAACTTCAACAAATTTAATATCTCCTAAAGATGATTGTGTCATATTTAAATCTTTACTTGCAACACCTGACCCTATCATAATACCATTAGAGGTTTTTGTAAATGCAGAGTCTATCTCTGATACACCTAATCTTGCTCTTAATCCTACTGATGTCTGTGTATGGTTGAAACTTAACTCTGCATTTGTACTGCCAGTTATATAAATACCTGCTGTTGTTGCAGTAAAGTTACCATCTATTGTTGATACTCCAGACATTATGCCTACGCCAACAGATGTCTTTACACCTAGTGCCGTCTGTTCGGAAACTCCAGCAAGTAAAATACCTTGATCGGCAATACTATATTCACATATTGCTGAAGCACCTAACACTAGCAGTAATCCTCATTTTCTTGTTCAAGCTCTTTTCTAATTTCTTTTATTCTATGAGTTAAGGTATTTATTGTTGTGTAGATATGACCTGTGCCACTACCTTCTATTTGTGTTTTAAGATAAGTCACTTCATCCATTAATGCTAATAGATGTGTAAGTTTTGAATTGTGCATTATGATACTTGGTTTGTTGTCCTCGTTATCTGTTACGAGTACTGGTTGTCCACTTCTCATTTAAATATCTCCTCTATTGTGTTGCCTTCACCCCATTTTGCTAACTCTGCTGCTTTAGTCATTTGTTACTCCTTACCTTAACTTGGCTTTGTTGGGAATGTTATATTACCCAAATCATCAGCGTTAGGTGTTTGGTCTGTAATATCTCTAAGAGCTTGTCTATATGTTTTCCAAGCATCTGTGATGGAGAAATCTGATACACCCATCCAATCTGTTTCTTTTAATAAATTATCTCTTTGTTTTCGTAATATATTCATTCTTCTTGCACTTTGACCATCAAGTGCATTTAATGTACTTTCTGATGGTTTAGCAATATCTAAGTTCCATTCTTTAATATATCCCCCATCACCATCATCTTGTAAAATAACATCACTTAAAAAACTAAAAGAACTAACGCCTTCTGATGCACAATATAATTTTACTTTATCACTTAAATATTCTACTGCCATAATAACTCCTTAATGCAATTTAGTAGCAAATATATGTGAGTTTTCTAAACCTGCAACACTTACACTTGCACCACTACCTTTATCTGAAAATCCAAAAACTTGAAAATAATCATTTGTTGCTACTGTAGCAAAATAAACACCATGAAAAGTAATACTTTCACCCTCATCACCAACATAATACTTTCTATCTGCTTGGATTACACTACCATTTTTAGCAAGAAAACCTGACATATTATCTCCGGGTCCTGTAATAGTTACTGCCCATCTAAATAAAAAATAATTTCCATTAAATGCAGATGTAATTAATATTCTATCATTAGTGGCATCATATAAACTGTGAGTATCTAAAGCACTTGCTTGCATTGGTATATTTGTAACTGTATTATCAGCTATTGAGGTCGTTGCATTTTGATGAATAATTGCTACAACTGGTGCTGTTTG